CCAGCGCTTGGCCGTTGTTGCCGGCCGTCAGGCCCGTGCCCACCGCATACGTCCCCACGGGGAAGTAGACGGGAAGCCCGCTGTTGATGGCCGCCTGGATGGCCGCTGAATCATCCGTCGTGCCGTTTCCCGTGGCCCCGTAGAGTTTCACGTTGGCACCCGCCAAGGCTGCTTGCGTAAGCAAGGCCGCCGGAGCATCGCACCACACGGTCTTCGACCCCGCCGCGAAACTCACCAGAGCCCCGCTGTTGCTGCTGGCGAGCACCACGGCACGCGAGAGCGTGCTGCCGGAACTCGTATAGGTGCCCTGGCCGACCTCCCAATTCCCCGCGCCGTCGTCGATCACGTAGTAGCAACTGTTGCCGTTGCCAATCGTGGAAAAGGGGCGGTAGCCCGCGACGGCCCCGGCCAGCGACAGCGTGCCAGTGCCCGTCGTGGTGGTGGTTTCCTGGACGCGATCCGCGACCACAAGCGTCATGGCAAACTCCTCTAACTACCCAGGATGCCCGCCCCATCGTCCCACGCCGCCAACGTCGCCCAGCCGCCGCTGGCCGGGTTGATCGCCCCGAAGAAGATGCGGTCCACGGTGCCCAGGAACGCGGACTCGGGATAACTGCCGACGTTGACCCAGAACTTGCCGTTGTCGGAAAGATCGAAATACCAGTTGCCGTCGCCCGGCCGGCGGATGCGAAACCACATCCACTCCACAATCGGGCAACTGTAGGCCGCGATGATGTCCGGGAACACGTAGCTCGCCAACTGATCCCACTTGTTGACGTTGCACTGCATCTTGTGCGCCCAATAGTTCTGGCACACGATCTTGCCGGCCGTGTCCATCACGCCGAGCGAGGCCCCAGACCACCAGCCGTTGAACGAGGACGGCCCTATCGACACGCCCCGCAGGGCCGCCGTCAATTGCCAGGTCGCTGTCGTCGGCGCCGGCCGCGTAAGCGCCGCATTCGTCAGGGTGTTCGTCACCAGGACGATACTGCTGCCGTTGTCGGACTTGACCGCGCCGCCGCTGCCCCAGTCCTGCAAAGTGAAGTCCGCGGACGTGAGGATGTTTTCATTGGCGTCGATGATGCGCAGGGCCGGTCCGCCGTCGAACAGCGGATTGTTGTCTTGGCAATAACGGTCCAAGTCGCCCTGCGTCAGCAGTTGGTACACCCGCGTCCCGCTGTTGTGCGCAGCAGCCGTGGTGCCCTCTTGTGCCCGCGCGATCGTCAGCGTGTCGCCGGCCACGGCCGTGCAAAGCACTAGCTCGCTGTCGATCAGCAGGCGGAAGTCCCCCGCACTCGGGAACATGGAGCTATCGGCGACCACGAGCAAGGTGGCCGCGTTCGTGATCGCCCCGTTGAGCGTCGTCTGGGCGTTGTTCGCAAACTGCTCGCGGAGTTGTGTCATGTGTCGCCTCCCTAACTGCCCAGGATGCCGGCCCCGTCGTCCCACGCCCCCAGCGTCACGTAAGCGCCGCTGCCGCCCATGTCCATGTGCCCGAAGAGAATCCGGTTCGGCGTCCCCAAGAAAGCCGTCTTGCTGAAGCTGCCAACTTCCAGCCAGTTCTTGCCGTTGTCCGAAAGCTGGAAGTGCCAGTTGCCGTCGTTCGGGTCCGTAATCCGCATCCACAGCCAGTCCACGGCGAAGATGTTCTGCGGCCCCACGATGTCCGGTGGGACATAACCACCGCTATTATTCTGGTGCGTAATCAGCAGCCCTTCCTCCTGCGACCGGTAGCGCATAATGACCGACTGGTTGCCCGTGTCCAGGACGCCGATCACCGCCCCGCCCCAGTAGGACTCGATGCTCGTGCCCATCGTCCTGACGGCTGCCGTCAAGGTCCATGTCGGGCCGCTAGGGATCGGACGAGTCAGATAGGCCCCGCCGGCTCCTTGCAGGATGATCGTGTTGCCACAGTCGTAGGCCGTGTTGCCGCCGGTGTAGTCCAACAGCGTGAAGTCGGACGCATGGAGTTGATTCTGGCTCGCGTCCATGATCCTGAACACCGGCCGCACGGTGTCGAACAGAGGATCATTGTCGCGGAGGTAACTCTGCAAGCCGCCCCGCGAAACGACCTGGTACACGGCCACGCCGCTGCTGTGCGCGGCGGCCGTCGTACCTTCCAGCCCGCGGGTGACAGTCAGCGTGTTGCCGGAGACGCCCGTGCAGAGCATCAGTTCGCTGTCTACGAGGATGCGAAAGTCGCCGTTGCTCGGAAACTGCGTGCCGTCCGCAACCGTGATCGTCGAATCGCCGGATGTTACCGCCCCATTGAGCGTCGTCTGGCTGTCATTCTCGAATTGCTCGCGGCGCATGTGTCGTCTCCCTAAAAGCCCAGGATGCCCGCCCCGTCGTCCCACGCGGCCAAGGTCGCCCAACAGCCGCTTCCCCAGGTGTCGATCTGCCCGAAGAAAATCCGGTTGACCGTCCCCAGGAAGGCCGTCTTGCCGAAGCTGCCGATCTCGAAGAAATGCAGGCCGTCGTCCGAGAACTGGAAGTGCCAGTTGCCGTCGTTCGGGTCCACGATCCGCAGCCACATCCACTGCGTCCCGGCGGCCGGAATCTGGGAACAGATGTCAGGCCCGATGTAGCCGGCGCTGCCGTTGTTCTTCGTTACATGCAGCATCTTCCGGTGGGCCAGCCAGCGCAGCGACACCATCTGGTTGCCCGTGTCCATGACCCCGATGCACGCTGCGCCCCAGGCGGCCTGGTTGTTGGTGCCCGTGCTCCTGACGGCGGCCGTCAAGGTCCAGGTCGGACCCGCGGGCACGGGACGTGTCAAAGCGACGGTCCCGGCCGTGAGGATAATGCTGTTGCCGTAGTCCGTCTTGGTCGCGCCGCTGCTGTAGTCCAAGAGCGTGAAGTCCGCGGCGTGGAGGCGGTTCTGGTTGGCGTCAATGATGCGGAACGCCGGCCGGGCGCTGTCGAATAGCGGGTCGTTGTCGCGCAGGTAGCGCTGCAAGCCGCCCTGGGACAAAACCTGGTAGACCGGCGCACCCGTATTGTGTCCGGCGGCCGTGGTGCCTTCCACCCCGCGGCATACCGTCAAAGTGTTGCCGGAGACGCCAAGGCAAAGCATCAATTCATAATCCACCAGGATGCGGAAGAACTGGGTGGCCGGAAGCTGTGTGGCGTCCGCGACCGTGACCGTGCCGTCCCCTGCCAGGACCGCCGCGTTCAGCGTTGTTTGGCTGTCGTTCTTGAAGATTTCACGGTGTTGTGTCACGGGTCGGCTCCGAAAAATGGGTTGGGACCGGGCTATGACGCTCGGCCCCAACCCGCGAGGGAGAGATCGTTACGCGGTGACGCTGTAGGAGACCTTCAACTGGTCGCCGTTCAGCACGCTCACGTCGCCCGCGGTGAAGGCCGCAGCCGCCCACAAGATGGCGCTGGCCGCGTGGTCGCCCTTCGTCTGTGCGCCGGCGGCCCCGCCCACGATAAAGAGGCCCTTCACCGTGCCGCTGCCGCCGCTGGTAATGTCGAACACCGCCGGAGCGGCGTTCGTCGTCTGCGCCACGTTGGACGTAACCGTCGCCGTGCCGGCACCCCACACGGGGCGCGTGACGGCGCTGTTGGCGTTGGCGTCGTCCGTGTAGCTGGTGTTCTCCAGCCAGCCGTTGGTGCCCGCGATCTGGGCGTAGGAGTCACCGGGGGCATAGGCTGTGAAACTGGTGCTGTCCACGAGGCCCATCCACCAGGAGGTGATCGGCGTGCCGCTGTTGAACATCACATTCAGGAGCCGCGTGCGCCCCTCGTTGGTGATGTTGTTCGGCATGTCGTAGTCGGCAATCTTCTTGCCGCCGCGCCAATGCTCGATGTGAAACCGCCCCTTGGGGTCCAGCAGATCGGCCACCGGGTTCGCGGCTCGCACCAGTTTGACGCCGGCTGCGTGGCCCATGTTCAGTTCGCTCTTCATGGTTGGTTCTCCGTGTTATAGGACCGAGGTGCCACGCCGCAACTCACGTCGCAGTTCCGTGGCGATGGATCGAGCCGTCTGGCGGCCCGTTCCGCCGCCTTCCACGTTCACGTTGATGTCGCCGATGTTGGTGACGTGACCGCCCTGGTTGTGGTAGGTCGGCCGGCTGCCGGCGTTCATCGCCGTAAGTTGACTGGCGAAGCGGCGCGTCGTCGCCGCGCTCATTACCATTTCGCCGGGCGTGAGCATGGCAGGGATCACGTCCGTACCGCGCGGTTCTCCCCCGCCCGCCAAGAAGGCCATGCCGCCGTGCGCAGCCGTCCTGGTCGCATCGCTGTTCGGCGAAGGCACCTTGGCGGCTGCGGCGGCCAACTCCTGCATGGCCGCCGTCGCCCGTTCGATCTCGTTGATGAAGCCGCCAAGCGACAGGCTCTCGATGGACGAGCGGATCATGGAGAACTTGTTCGCCATGCCCTGGGCCTGCTGCCCCGACTCCGGGATCGTCTGGTTCAGGTGCTCCATTCCTTGGGCAGCGCCCTTGATTTGCTGGTCAAGGTTGGGGAACTTCGACTGCACGGCCCGCACCCGCTCGGCGTAATCGAACAACTCCTTGAGGCTTTGCAGGTTGCGCTCCGTGGAACTCATGTTGAGATCGAGCGACCAGGGCTTGTTCGCCTTGAGGTTGTTGATCTTGTCCGTCAGATCGGCGAGCGCTTTCGCGTCGATCTGGAGCGGGTGTGACCGCATCCGCTCGATGGCCTCGTTGATCTCGCGGAAACTCGTGACGGCGACATTCAATTCGGCCTTGCCCGAAGTCCCGAACACGCCGGTGAGCATGTTCGCACCGACCTTGAACGCCTGCACCGTGCTGACCGCATCATCCTGCTGCACCTGCATGTTGGCAGTGATCTGGCCTTGCAGGACGACGATGCGGGCCAGGGCGTTTTGCCGCTCCAGGTCGGCGTCCTTGAGGGCCTTGGCCGTCGCCGCCTCCTCGCGCGGATAGTTTTCGGCGACCTTGAACTGCTCCTCTATCGGCTTGCCGGCCAGTTTCGAGTGATCGCCCCCGACATACACGTCGAGATTGATCTTGCCGAGCCCCGTCGTGATGCGCTGGTTCAGCCTGCTGAGAGACTGGTCGGCGACAAACAGGTCGCGGACCTCGGCCTTCGTCACCGCGCCTTCCATCGTCTCGTGCATCTTGCGCTTCATGCTGTCGAAGTTGAGCCACTCGGAGACCTCCCACTTCTTGCTGGCCATCATCAGGCTTTGGAATTCCTGGAGGTCTGCCTTCGTCTTGGCGACAGCTTTCTCGCGGTCTTCGCCGCCAAGGGGCTGCTTCTTCTTGTCGAACAGGTCCATGTCCTTGGAAATGCCCTTGGCCAGTTCCCGCATCCGGGTGACGCGCCGTTCTTCGTCGGCAGCAGCCTGCTCCGCCAGCTTGGCTTGGGTCTGCTTGCTGGCCCGCAACGCCTCGTTGGCGGCCAATTCGCTCCGCAGAACGCCCTCAATCGCCCCTTCGGCTTGTTGCTGGCCGAGGGTGTCCTTGCGCCGCTGGGCGATCGACATGGACTCTTGCGCGAACGCCTGCGCCCGCGCGTAGATGCTTTGCGCCGCGCTGATGTCCTGCGGCGTCTTGGCCTTGGACATGATTTCCTCGGCCTCGCGCGCCAGGCTGAACGCACGGCCCGCAAAGTCCTGCTGCTGCTCAAAGCCGCTCTTCCACTGGCTCTCGTACCAGCGGAACTGGGTGTCCGCCAAAGTGCCGGCGACCGCCGTGCTCCGCTTCATCGAGTCCGCGATGGTCTTGTCCGCCTCGCTGGCCAGGTTCCGCAGGAGATGGACCTCCTTTTCGGCCTCCTCCGTGATCTTCAACATCGTCCCGTGTGAATCGTCGATCAGACGCTTGTTGTCCGTCTGGGTGGCGTCCACCATGTCGAAGTAGTCTTTGCGCCGCTCCGCCAACGATTGCTCGGCCCGGTGGACGATCTCCTGGTTGGCGCGGTCCTCTTCGTCGATCCGCCGCTGGGCCGCGGTACGCTCCATGTCCAGGCGGTCCATTTGCGCCTTGTGGAACTCGTCTTCCGCTTGCCGGATGCTCTGAATGATGCGGGTGTTGGTGAAATCGAAAGCCGCGTAGGCCGTGAGCCCGACCATCAAACCGTTTACGGCCAGGCCCAGGGGACCGAGCCCCAAGGCCGCGAGCCGCGCGTTGAGCGCGACCGTGCCCAGGACAGCGGCAAAACTGCCGAAGGCCGCCACGCCCGCCAGCACCACGGGCACCATCGCCTGGATGGCCGCGCCCACTGCGTCCGCGCCGCCGGCAAAACCCAGGAATTGGCTCACCACCTTGACGATGGCTGCGCCCAGGTCGGTGGTCAGGAAGGTCTTGAGCTTGTTCATTTCGGCGAGCGTCTTCTGCGCATCGCTCTCGATGAACAGCTTGTACTTCTCGTTGAATGCGGCGACCGTCACCTCATGGAGATGCTGCAAGGCGTCCGCCACGCGCCGCCCGCTGTCGTCCGTCTCCCGCAACGCCCCGCTGATGGCGCGGACGTTGGGGATCAACTTGGCGAAGGCCGCCATGTTCTCGTCCGTGCTCTGGCGCAATTTGAGCAACGCCCCTTCGAGGCCCAGGGCGGAGATCATCTGCGGGCCGGACTCGAAGCCCAATTGGCGCAGTTCTTTCTGCAAATCCTGCGACGGCTTGATAAGGGCCATCATGGCGGACCGCAGCGCCGTGGCGGCCTCGGCCGGCTTCACGCCCGAGATCGTCAGCGTGACCATCATGGCGTTTAGCTCGTCGAGCGACACGCCCAGCTCCGACGACACGGCCGTCACGCGGCCGAGCACGGAGGCCAGTTCCTCGCCGCGCACGCGGCCGATCTGGATGGCGGCAAAGAACTTCGCCGCCACCTCCTCGGCCTGGCTGGAGGCTATGTGGTACGCATTCATCGTCCCGGACAGCAAGTTGACGGCCTGCCCGGCGTCCATGACCGCCACCTTGCTCAACTTGAAGGCGGCCGTCAGCACTTCGGTCTGCTGTGCGGTGGTGGTGAACTGATTCGAGAGGGTTTGGTACTGGGCCTCGGTGACTTGGGCCAGCGGAATGTTGAACTGCCGGGACAGGTCGGCCATGTGCTGCGCGATCGAATCCAGGCTGGTGTTGACGCCAGGGGAAATCGACTGAATCTCGGCCACGCGGGTCATAAACTGCAAGTTGGAGTCGAACGCCTCGTGCATGGCGTCACGGACGGCGCTCAGCGCACGGACGATGGCCTGCGTCATCACGACACGGCTCATGGTCTCCCACGACACGATGAACTTGGCCGCCGCCCTGTCCGCCTCTTCGATCGGCGTCTTGTCGATCTGCGGCGTGACCTTCGGCACCTGGGCCGGGGTAATCGCCGGGACCGGCGCACCGGCCGCACCGCCGCCCGCCTGCCCGGGCGCGTTCATCTGGCCCGCGCCGAAGGCCGTATGCAGCTTGGACATCGCAGCCGCCGCCGCGATCGCACCGGAGGCAATGTCCTTGAGGACCTGCACGGTGTCCTGGGCGCAGGCGTTCCACACCCCCATCGACTCGGCCACGGAAGACAACCGCGCCTCGAAGCTGCCGAAGGCGGTGTCCATCTTCGCCAAGGCATCAAGGGCGGCGGAGGCGTCGAAGCCAAGCTGTTGAATGATTTCATCAGCCATGACCTACCTCACCTTGATCTTGGTGGACTTCAGGTACTCGAACGGATTGGGCAGGCGCACGGTCTCCGCAAACTGGCGGAAGGCGGCCTGCCCCTTCTTCTGGAAGTCATAGGGGCCGGGCTTCTTGAGATGGAAACCCCATTGCGTAGCGTCGAAATACTCGTTAATCAGCAGCCAGGGGAGCGTCGTCTGGTACTTGAAGACGTAGCGGCCCTTGGCCTCGTCGGTCTCCAAGGAACCGCTGCTCTCCGCCTCGCCGCGACTGATGCGGCTGGGGGCCACCGGAAAAATCGGGATGTTGTACTCGATGTGGTTGGCCAGGGCCCGGAACGTGGCCCGTGACGCCCCGCTCCACACCGGCACCTCGGCCAGCACCGTCGCCTCCAGCCACGCCATGAGGGCCTGGGCGATCGCTTCACGAAGATGCTTGTCCATTGCGCGGCGGTATGCCGACAAGTCCAACCGCGGTGCCGCCAGCGAGCCCGTGAACTTCATGGTCAGGAACCTTTCGTTACTCGGCCGCATCGGGCATCCGTGCCCCCATCAGGCGTGCGTCCCGCACGGAGTCGTCGTAGGCGCACGTCTGGTCGAAGGCGACGATCAAGGCTTGCGTCTCGACCGTGCAATCATCCCAGGCCGGCTTGACGCCTGGCGGCCGGAGTCCTAGGCGCTGGCAGGCGCACCAGACGGCGTACTCGCCGGTTCGGTGGGCAGGCCAGAGGATGCGGGCTTCGGTTCCTGACCAGCAAGAAAAACCTCGCGGGCCTTCTTCAGCTTCGCCTCGTCCAGGCAGTTGGCCTCCAGCACGAGGTTCAACACGCGATGGCACTCGGTATCGCTGAGGCCGCCGTTGCGCAGGTCCTTGGACCAGTGCCGCCAGGAACGCGGGTCGCTTTCCTTCACCGTGTCCCATTCGATCTGGCTTGGTTCCAGCGACTTCATCACCATGTAGCCGAGCCGCTGGCTGGCCCAGCCCGCCAGGACTTGCTGGTAGGTGGGGTCGTGTTCCAGCGACACGAAACCGTCGCGGGTCATCTTGCCGGGCGGCGTCGGCCGCGGGCACAAGGACTCGAAAGTCTCCATGTCCCGCACCGGCTGGGCCCGGAAAACGATCTCCGTGTCGCCGCGCGGCAGCACGAGCAGCACTTCGCTGGGAAGCGTGGTAGGGTCAATCCCTGCAATCTTCATGGGTTCATCTCCCTCAAAGGATCGAAAAGAGAAGATCGGCAGCGCCGACGATGATGCCGGCGCTGCCGGCTAGCCCGTTGACTAGCGGAACCGGCCATACGGACCGGGGAGTCGTCAGGCGTTGGGACGGGTGATGATCGGAGTCTTCACGAAGCACTTGCCCGTCAGGTTGATGGTCGCCGCGTTGAAGTTCATTTCGCGGGTCTCGGCGCGGAACATCGGGAACACCGACAATTCCGCTTGCGACGGCGCACAGGGCGGCTCGTAATCGACTTCCAGGTCGATGCAGTACGGCTCGCACTGGTCGGCCGAGGAGCTAACCCACTCCGACGCCCGCCCGGTGCCTTCCAAGGCTTCGATGGGCGTGACGTTCTCGCCGGTGATCGAGACGATGTGCTCGTACACGCCATCCACCTTCACGTCCATCGGGACATCCTTCGGCTCGCGGACGGTATCCAGGTAGCCGCGGTCCAGGAGGTATTGGTAGTCCCGGTGCTCGGTGTAAGTCAGGTTGCCGTCGCCCATCTTGATGTTGATTTGCTGCGGCCCGAAGGTCACAACGGCGTCGTCGGCATAGGTGCCGGGACCAAGCGGCGGTGAGAAGGTGATGGCGGTCGTGACATCCGCCCCGGGCACGACGCCCACGACGGAACTGGCCACGACGACGGTGCCCCCGGCAGGGCCCGGCGCTGCCGTCATCAAGGGCTGCGGCGAACCGGCCAGGGTGCCGATGAACGTCACCGTGTACGGGCCGCCCGCAGCGCCGCTCACGCTGAAAGCGGCGTTGAAAACGGCATCCAGCGCGGCCTGGACTGCGGCAGCCGCCGCATTGTAGGCGATCTGGGCGGTCGTCTGTCCGTTGAAGGTCAGCGTAAAGTAGTCCGCCACCGTCGTCAGAGTGACGGTCTGGGCCGCGTTCACAGCAGCAGTCGTCGCCTGCGTGCGGCCGGTGACGGTGTGAACCTGCGCGAAGGTGTTGTTCAGCCGGTCGGGAGCGGTGTACGGCGGTTGCGTCTCGCCCACGACCGTAAAGGTCGCGCCCACGGGGACCTTCTCCGGCGTCAGGGTGTTCAGCGCCAGCGTATCGAGGCTGAGCGACGTGTCGCCCGCCGCCGGCACGGTGGTCGGCTGGTTGACCAGACCCGTGCCGTTCAGACCATCCTTCATGCGGATGGTGCAGTATTTCAGTTCAATGCGAGCCATAGTTGGTTGATCTCCTGTTGCCTAGCCGTCAAGGTCGATAACGTAGCGGGCGTCGATCATCACCTGCTTCTGCCGGTCGGTCTGATCGGTCTGCCCGAAATGAAACACACGCACTGCGTCGTTGCGTCCTGAACGAGGCAGCAAGCAGATCACGAGGCTCCCATCGTCACCGGGTTGGTCGCCGTAGCGCTTCAGCGGGATCGGATTGTCCAACGCCTCGTGAAACTTCCCGACCGTGGTGATGATGTCGTATTGGTTCCCGTTGGCCTCATACCGGCTCGTGAAGAGCAGGTTGATGTCAACGCCCAACTCGTAGTAGTCTTTGCTCAGTTCCTTCGTGAAGGGGCCGGACATGCGGATTTCCACCCGCTGGGCCGAGTCCATGAACTGGGTCGTCCGCTCGTCCAATCCCTCCATCAGCGCCGGGATGTTCGCGTCCTTGGCGATCCGTTTCATCAGGGTCGCCACGGATGCGAACGCCCAACGCGCCCAATTCGGATTCACTGCCATGCGAGCACCTATGGGCTGGTTGTGGGATGGTCGTCAAGCGGTAGCTGGTCGTTCGCGTCCAGTCGCGTTTTCCACGGGTTGTGGATTTCGTCGATGACTTCGACGCGCCCTTTCAGTTCCTTGCCGAGCACCACCCAGGCCGTGTCGAACTCGTACTCCGTGATGCTTTCGATGTCGTAGTGCCGGTCGTTGAACACGATCCAGTCGTCCCGTTGCAGGACGAGATCGGACGGCACCCCGCGGCGGTCGAAAAGGAACTGGCGACCGCCGGTATCGAAGCTGGAGCCTTGAATGATCGCCCGATTGGCGGTCATCGCCCCCGCGTTCTGCCGCACCTCCCGCTGATTCTTCGCGGGAAGTATGACGACGCGCTTGACCTTCCAGGTCTTGATGGTCCAGGCGGTCTGGCCGGTCGTCGTGTCGGCCTGGACCTGGACCTTGCGGCGCACAAACACGGTCGCGCCGTTGCGGCGCTTGTGGATGTACATTGCCAGCCGCATGAAGCGATTGTGGATGGGATTGACGTTCTTCATCGGGCTATCCCTCGGGGCATTGGTGCCGCAAGGGGCACTCGAAGCGGCCGTCCAGGGCCTTTTCCAGCCGCTCCATCATGGCCGTATTCTGCGAGATCACGTCCGTGCAGCGTTCCACCATCGGCAGCAGCACCTTGCGCTGCTCGTCTTCCAGCTTGTTGATGCGGTTGCTCATGCGCAATTCGCGGAGCCAGTTCTGCCAGAGGAAGAATCCCACTACCAGCACCAGCGGCCCGTACTGCCTGAGCAGCAGCCAAAGGTCGGTCATGTCCATAACGGGGCCTCCACCTGCGAAGCGAGAAGGGCCGCCCGGCCCGGATGCGCTCCGGGCCGGGCGGATTCGTGACCTTGAGACAGCGGGCTTAGCCCTGGAGCACGACGCAGAGGTTCGTGTCCAGGATGGCGACACCCGCGAGGATGTCCAGGTTGACCACCGTGCCGCCCTGGGCGATGCTGTACTGCATCGACACGCGCATAGCGATGTCGTTGTAGACACCGACGTGCGAGAGCACGCCCATCGCGTTGTTCGGAATGGCCAACGGACGGGTGACGAGGGCGATGGCGTTCCGGTGGAAGGCCATGTTCAGTGCGCCGGCCGGGCCCGGGAAGCACTTGTCGGCGGTGGTGACACCGTAGTCCAGCGGCCGGTCCAGGTAGAGCGCCTGGCAGGTGCCGGCGGGATTCGGCGTCCCGTCCGCGTCCGCCTGGTAGGACTCGATGATCGTGTAGGTCTGCCGCGGAGAGCCGGCGGACTGGAACGCGATCAACTGGCCGATCTGCGGCGGGTTGACGTAGCCCGTCACCGTCACGGGCTCGACCCAACCCGCGAGTTGGGTTGCCGCCACGGCGCACGCCTTGTAGACCGACAGGCTGGCCCCGGCGGTGGTGGCGTACTTGTTCGCTTCGTTGAGGGTGACGTGATCCACCGGGGTCCCGGCGGTCGCGGTCACGTAGGTCGGCTGATCGTTGCCGGCCACGACGGCGAACTCGCCACCCGTCGCCAGCGGCGCGTAGGTGCCGGCGGTGATCGCCTGCGAGCCGCTGCCGCCCGCGGCCAGGGCCGCGGTGACGGTGCCCGCAGCGTCCACGTCGCAGTTGCCGGCGGCGACGCTGTTGACGTTCTGGTCCATGTAGGTGTCGAACCCGAGAATCCGTCCCAGGGTGGCGCTTTCCAACGCCGTGCCGAAGTCACCGCGTTGCTGAGCCGCGATGAACAACTCATTCTTCAACAGCGAGGTCTCGCTGATCGGAGCCAAGACCAGGTTGCGGCCCTCCAGCGGGGCCTTGTTGATGTTCAGCCGCTCGCGGGCTTCCAGCACGAAGTCCTTGCTGTTCTGCGCCGAGAGGTTGGCCAGCCGGCCCACGCGGGCGGTCGGTCCGCCCAGGAACCCGTGGACCTGGCCCAGGACGGCGCGGTCCACCGAACGGGCAATGGTAATCATGCCCGGCCGGAGGTAGATGTCCACCAGGTCTTGGAACGACTTGCTGGCCTCGCCGTCCTTGATGGTGAAGCTGGTGTAGAACCACTGGTTCAACGGCACGCGGACGTTCGTGGCGTTCGCGTCCTGGTTCTGAAGCGTGGTGCCGTCCTGCTTGCGGCGAATCTGGAAGTTGCCCGGCCGGCGGGTGTTCACCACGTCGCCGAACTGGCGGATTTCGTTCTCGAAGTCCCGGTGGACCAGGTTGGCGATCACCATGTTTTCCTGGAGGATCGCCAGACCCTCGGCCGCCCACAGTTCGGGAATGAAGCCATTCGCGCCCGTGCCGGTCACGTCGAAGTTGTTGTCGAAGCACGCCACGGCGGCGTGCGAGAGGTAAAGCGGATTCATCGTTGTCACTCCACAGAGTTGTCAGGATCAAGAAACACAAGAGGCCGCAACTCGCGGCCGCTCACGACGATCCCCTGATGAACGGACCAACTAGCGGCCGGACTTGCCCTTCTGCGGGCGCAATCCGAGCAGAGCAGGGTTCTCTTGCCGGATTTTCAAATACTGCTCTTGCGAGAGCTTCCTGGGGTCCACTTTGCCGCCAGCACCCGACGCAAGGCCGCCGGTTGCCGCACTCGACCCGATGCCGCTGACGACGCCGGACTTGAAGAGGTTGCCGTAGACCTGCGGCAAGTCTTTCATCCGCTTCACAGCGCTCTCGGGCGTGTGCAAGGTCACAGTCGGTTCCCCGGTGTTGGGATCGGTGTCCGGGAAGTCCACCATGACCTTGAATTTCCCCGTGCCCTTGCCCGTCTTCTCGTCCGTGATCTCGGTCAGGCGAGTCATGGGGCGCAACACGGACATGACCGTGTTGGTGTTGAACGCATCGCCGCCGACGGCCGCATCCATCAAGGCCCGCTCCACGGTGCCCTCGCGGTAGCGAGTCTCCCACTGTTCGCGGACCTTCCTCTCGTCCGCCAACTGCTTCTGGTACTGCTCTTCGAGTTGCTTCTTGTCGTGAGCCAACTGCTGTTCCTTCGTCCGCGTCTCCTTTCGCAGGTCCTCCAACTGCTGGGCCAACATCTCGCGCTCTTGGATGGTCAGGTTCTTGGACGCTGCCGTCTCCTCCAGCATCTTCTCGACCCGCTGAATCTGCGTCTGATGCTTACGCCGGTCGTCGGCGAGCATCCGGTTGACATCCTCCTGGGTGAAGCGGCCATCGCCCGCGCCAACTCCGGTCCCGGCACCCGCGCCCGCACCTGCGGCGGCACCCGCGCCAGTGCCGGCACCTATGCCCGCACCCGCGCCAGCCCCGGCCCCGGCACCCGCGCCACCGCCGTCACCAGCGCCCGCGCCCACGCCGCCCTCACCCTCGAAAGAAGCCAACACCGCACGCGACAGATAGAGATTTCGCATCGTACTGTTCCCACACCCACGACAGAGGTGAAGGCGCAGGCGTCGTGGTCCGCCAGGCGTCTTGGATACCACGGCCTTAGAATGGGCCGCCGTGTTGGCCCAGCAATGGAAGCCGGCACGCGCCGGGCTACGAAACTCGTGACAACCTGACCGTCTGCTCGTCGCGCAGAAATGGCTTCAAGAGCGACCAGGCCAGGGGGTTCGGCACGAGATTGACAAGATGTTCGATCGGCACCATGTTTCGCTCATAGTGCGTGCGCACTTCGGCGTGGCCTTGGGCCGTGACCGACAGGTTCTCCAACTCCATTTGCGGGTCCACGTCGTCCAAGAGGCTCAGCGCCAGTTCGTACTGCGCCCGCCGGATCGCCTCCGGGACCACTGTGTCCCCGCCGCGGGGAAACTCCAATGGCTGGCTCGCCTCGGCGTTCCGCTCTTGCTGGCGGTACTGTTCCCACGCCCTTCGGCTGCAAGCGTCGTCCGCCGGATCGCGCCAAGGGGGAGGCACGTCCTGATGGAACACCCAGACCGCGTGCTTGTCGCCCTTGAAGTTGAGATTGTCGATCAGCCGCCGGGCCGCCAGCAACGCTTTGAACTGTTCCCTGGCGTTGGCATCCTCCCACGGCTCCGAGTGCAGGCGAGACTCGAAGTATTCGTCCGCCTCGTCCAGAGAGCCGTAGATGGATGTGTCAATCGCCATCGGACCACCTCCTACGCAGGCGTGAGCCAGTCGAGCTGTGTTCGTTCACGTTCGGTGTACCAACCTTGTCCCCACAGGTCGGACAACATCTGGAAATACTCTTGGTAGCGCCAGCGGATGCGATCCATGCTGTAGTTGGCGACTGCCCGCCGGTGGATGTAGCCGCGGTCCAGCGTCGGGGCGTTGCGGGCCGCAAACAGGAAGTGATCCAGCGTGCGGCAGCGGAAGCCGGTCTTGCCGTGCTCCACGGTCTCCGGGAACGCGCCCCAGTCGGTCGTGATGGCCGGCGTGCCCGCCATCTGCGATTCGACCGCCACCGTGCCGAAGGGCTCGACATACAGCGTTGGGACAAAGGTGGCGATAGCCTGACCGTAAAGTTGCGCCCGTTTGGCACCCGTGACCGCGCCGACGTATTCAAGGTTGTCGCCTTCGTACACCTCGCCGTCCGTGCAGACAATCCGGTTGTCCTCCACCTTGATGCAGCCCTGCCCGGCGATCTTCAGCTTGACCCCGAGCCGCTTGCAGGTCTCCACCGCGATGTTGATGCCCTTCCGCTTCACCAGCCGGCCGATGTAAAGGTAGTAGTCGCCCCTCTCGGCCCGGAAGGGATAGTCGGCAGGGTTCAGGTAGTTGGGGATCACCACGTCGTAGAACTTGCCGTTCGGGTCGTAGCCACCCTGCACGCCCAATACCTTGTGCATGTGGGCGTAGGACTCGAACACCCGATAATTGGCAAACGTCCCGTTGTAGCCGATGCCGTACTCCACGACCAGCACGTCGTCGCCGACCGCCTTGACCAGGGGCAGGTTCATCGTCCCCATGATGATGCACACGAAGTCGCCCGGCTGCTTCCGCTTGTTGATCTCGGCCGCTGCCCGCTCGTTCAAGAGCCGCCAGTAGGATGCCTGACCGCTCCAGTCCACGTCGTAAAGGGCGTCAGGATCGAACTTGCCGAACCAGGCTTCCTGCTCGGGCGCTGACAGGACTGACACGTCTTCGGTGCATTCGACCTGGCTCCCCTCGGCACCGTAGTGAAAGACCTCGTGGCCAAGGCTCGTCATCATCTGGCAGAAATGGAGCACCTTCGTCGTGAAGGCGCACGCGGAATGTCGGGAGTGGGTCTGCGTGTGCGGCAAGCCGACAACATGAAATCGCATACGGGTCTCTCGTTCGCGTTGACGTGGTTGGGTTGAGGGTTCAGGTCGGGTCTCTCCCCGCGACTCAGTATTCGCTCGAAGCGTAATTGGAGATCAAGGCGTTGGCGTTCCCCACCGTGTTGAGGGCCGGGTTGTAGTTCGTCGTGTTGGACTGCGTGTTCACGGACGTGACACGGCACAGACCGCCGACATAGGCGCTGGCACCATAGCCGTTCCCGCTGCCGACCAAACTGCCGCCGGTGATGTCAATGAAGCCGTAATTCCGCGCCAGGATGCCGGTATAGGCCCCGCCGATCGCCGTGAACGGCGCGTCCATCGCGGAGTCGCCGCCGGACGCATAGAGCCCGGCTCCAGCCGCCATGCCGCCGCAACCGCTGATGCACAGCCATTGGTCCGTCGTCGCGTAGCCGTGGTACAACTTCACGCCGAAATCGAAATTGTTGCAGCCGATGGACTGCAAGAAGATCGACGGATTGCCGCCGGCCCATTGGCTGCCAGTCCCGACAAGCACGGCGCTCGTCCCCGTGTTCCGCACGCCGATGAGCGCCATCTTTCCCAGTGTGACATCGGCTCCGACATGGAACCCATCGCCTGTGAACGTGAGGGTGCTCTTGAGCACGCGGATGTAGCCTGTGACCGCACCGCTCGGCACGTCGCTGGAGAAACTGTAGACCAGCAACGTGACGCGATCGTTCACGGTGTCCACATTCGTGACCTGGTGGCAGCCGCACAGCATCAACGGCTTCGTGCCGCCGCTCGGTATCCGAATCAGCACGTAGTCGTTGACCGCGATGTTGCTCACGTCACTGACGTTGAGGACGACCGTGTAGCCGCCGCCAATCGCGCTCGTGCTCTGCACCGACGACATGCTGATGTCGTAGGTGTTGACACCGAGAATCTGCACCCGAGCCCCGCAAGGGTGCCAGTAGTCAATCTCGCCGACCGACGTGTAGTGTCCATCCTGGACATAGAGCGTGGCGGTGTAAGCCTGCGGAATGTACAAGGAGCCGATGACCGACAAGAACTTGCCGACCGTCGCCCAAGGATTTCCGCTGCTGCCGTCGCCTGTCGAATCGTTCCCCGTGGGACCAATGTAATATGTGATGTCGGCACCGATGCTCGACCCCGCCGGGCCGGTCGCCCCCGTGGGGCCAGCAGGACCCGTAGGCCCCGCTGCACCCGCCGGTCCCGTCGCCCCGGCCGGGCCTGTGGGCCCTGTCGGGCCGCCGGAAGGCCCCGCAGCCCCCGCCGGTCCCGTGGCCCCTGTCGCGCCCACGAGGAACGCAGTCAAGCCGCCCCAGCGTGTGCTTTGTGGGCCTGTGGCACCTGTCGGTCCGGTCGGACCTGTCGTGCCAGCAGCGCCGGTCGAACCCATTGCCCCGTCGATCCCGGTCGGACCGGTCGGCCCCGTGGAGCCTGCGGGTCCTGTCGGTCCGGTCGGTCCACCAGAGGGCCCCGTCGCGCCTGCGGGTCCTGTCGGACCGGTTGGCCCTGCTGGTCCCGTTGGCCCCGTGCTCCCATCAACGCCGATGGTTCCATTGATCCCTTGTGGTCCTGTCGGACCAGTTGGTCCTGCGGGGCCTGTAGGCCCTGTTGGTCCGCCGGAAGGGCCAGTGGCACCAACGTCACCTTGCGGCCCAGTTGCTCCGGTGGGCCCGAGAGGGCCGGTGGCACCAATGTCGCCCTGCGGTCCAATCGCACCGGTAGGACCTGCCGCCCCGGTAGGACCTGTCGGCCCTGTCGAGCCGGTGTCGCCAGTCGGCCCCGTTGCCCCGACGAGAAATGCCGTCAAGCCGCCCCAGCGTGTGCTTTGTGGACCTGTCGGCCCCGTGGCTCCGGTTGCGCCGACACCACCCGCGCCACCCGCGGGGCCTGTCGGCCCGGTCAATCCAGTCGGTCCAGTGGGCCCAGGGGAACCAGCCTGCGTGGTCCAACCCAGGTTCCCGGCTCCATCCGTTCTCAAGACCTGATCGGCCGCGCCGTCGCCGGCAGGAAAAGTGAGCGGCGGGATCACCAGTTGGTCGCCCGACGCGAACTGGCGAACCTGCCCGTCGTCTACGACCAGTGGTTGGTGTTGTGCCACGATAAGACTCCCGCCCCACCCGTTGCCTACAGCTTGATCGGAGCCGCGAGCACCAGGTTCAACTGGGTCGCGCTAAGCGCCTTCCCCACCCGCACGACAAACTGCCCCGCGGTACTCGGGGGCGTGGCCGTAAGCTGCCCGGCCGTTGCCGCACTCAGGAAGTAAACCGTCCCCGGCACCAGACCGCCCGTGGTCCCTGCCACGGCGTCCCATTGCGCGGTCGTAGCCGTCAGGACGCCATCCAACAAGACGTTGCCCGCCACGGTCGTCGCAATGGAGATGTCCTTCACCAGCCCGAGCACGTCCGCGGTGGCTTGTGCGTCCGCCTTGGCGAGATCGACATTGCCGTCCGCCTTCACGTAGACCGGCGCACCGATCACGATGGGGCCGGCGTTGTCGTTGACCAGCGGAATGTCCGAAACCTCGGGATCGACCCATTGCAGCAAGGTGCCGCTGGCGGGAACCGCCAATACCTGGTTCGGCGCACCGAGGCTGGCTGGCACCTGAAACGCGCCGGCATCGAGGCCGTCGCCGGCCTGAACTTGTTCGAGTTGTCCGTTTTCCAGGACGATTGGTTTACGATAGGCGGTCATTGGAACTCCTTCGGCTTAGAGCCGCACTCTTGTCTTGATGTCAATGTCCAAAGTCGTCGGCGTCACGGCGATGCCGACCTGAATAACGAAGCCCGATGCTGGAGAACTCGCCGTTATCTGTCCGGTGACGCTCAAGTAGTAGACGGCCCCGGGAACCAAGAGAGTGGCTGAACCCGCAGCAAAGCCCAAAGGCACAGACCAATCTGCCAATTCCAGACACCCCACCGGCACGATAGCGGCCATGCCGCCGGACACGGTATCTTGTTGACAGAAGCCGCAGACCTGACTCGACGCATCCGATGTTGCG